CGAACCGAATCACGGTCGACTACGTGCCGAAAGACGGGCGCGAAGCCGACAGACTGGCCGACCTCTGCGACGGGCTCTACCGCGCCGACGAGCAGGATTCCGTCGCCGACGAGGCGTACGATAACGCATTCGAGGAAGCGGTCGGCGGTGGCATGGGAGCATGGCGGCTGCGCTCCGTGCTCGAAGACGAACTCGACCCCGAGAACGACCACCAGCGCATCCGCATCGAGCCCATCTTCGATGCCGATACGAGCGTTTATTTCGACCTCGATGCGAAGCGGTACGACAAGAGCGATGCGCGCTACTGCTTCGTGGTTTCGTCGATGACTCCCGACGAGTACGAAGAGCAGTTCAACGACGCGCCGTCGAGCTGGCCGAAGCAAATCTACGAGACTTACTTCGATTGGTCTTCGCCCGATGTCGTCTACCTCGCCGAGTACTACCGCATCGAGGAGCGCTCCGAGACGCTGCGCGTCTTCCAGCTCCTCGACGGCTCCGAGCAGACGTACACGCGCGCCGAGTTCGACGAGGACGAGAACCTCGAACAGATGCTCTCGTCGACCGGGGCAGTCGAGCTCCCGTCGAAGCGTCGCAAGACGCGCCGCGTTCACAAGTATCTTCTCTCCGGCGGGCGCGTGCTCGAAGACTTCGGCCTCGTCGCAGGTCCGAACATTCCGATTATCGTCACCTACGGCAAGCGCTGGTTCATCGACAACGTCGAGCGATGCATGGGGCACGTCAGGCTCGCGAAAGACGCGCAGCGCATCGCGAACATGCAGCGCAGCAAGCTCGCTGAAATCTCCGCGCTCTCGTCCGTCGAGAAGCCGCTCTTCGACCCCGAGCAGGTCGCGGGGCATCAATGGATGTGGGAGCAGGACAACCTGCGCAACTTCCCGTATCTGCTGCTGAATCGACTGACCAACATCGACGGCTCCGTGCAGCCCGCCGGCCCGCTCGGCTACACGAAACCGCCGCAGGTGCCGCCCGCTCTCGCAGCGCTGATTCAGATTGCCGAACAGGACATGCGCGACGTTCTCGGCGGTGCCGAGGGCGGCGACCAGGTGCGAGCCAACGTGTCGGCCGAAGCGGTCGGCATGGTGCAGCAGCGCCTCGACATGCAGACGTTCATCTACGTCTCTAACTTCGCTAAGGCGATGAAGCGCTGCGGCGAAGTGTGGCTCGGCATGGCCCGCGAGGTCTACGTCGAGGAGGGCCGATCGATGAAGACCGTAGGCGCTGAAGGCGGCGCCGCGGCTGTCGAACTGCTCCGCCCGACTATCGGCGAGACCGGCGGCGTCGAGCTCCAGAACGACCTCTCACGCGCTCGCTTCGACGTGGCCGTCACCGTCGGCCCTTCGTCGCAGAGCAAGCGCAACGCGATGGTGCGAGCGCTTACGCCGCTCATCGCAGTGACCGCCGACCCGGCGACGAAAGCCGTGCTCGAATCCATCGCCATCATGAACATCGAGGGCGAAGGCATGAGCGAGGTGCGAGCGTTCTTCCGCAAGAAGCTCGTGCAAATGGGCGCGATGAAGCCGACCGAAGAAGAGGCGAAGGAGATGGCCGCAGCCGCGCAGCAGCAGCAGCCCGACGCGCAAGCGCTCTACCTGCAAGCAGCAGCAGCCGAGGCGCAGGCGAAGGCGACGAAGGCGCAAGCCGACGCGGCTCTCGCAATCGCAAACGCCGAAAAGACAAAAGCGGAAACTGTCAAGACCCTTGCGTCGGTCAACATTTCCGCGCAGAATCAAGCGATTAAGACCGCCGAAGCGATTGCGCGAGCCACCTCCGCCTAATCGCACCGGCAATTAACGGCCCCCGTCGAGCCTATCGACGAGCGAGACAAGATGAACGACGACACGGAAGAGACGATCGCAATCGAGACGACTGAGGGCGAGACGCCCGAGGCACCGCAGGAGGCCGACGAGACAACGCCGGAGGCAGCAGCGGACGAAGACGCGATCGACGATGAGGTCGAGGTTTTCATCGGCGACAAGCCGGTGCAGGCCGAAGAGCCGAAGCAAGCCGCCCCCGCGTGGGTCCGCGAGCTCCGGCGACGCGAGCGAGAACTACAGCGCGAAGTGCGTGAACTACGAGCAAAGGTGCAAGCGCCGCAGCAGGGCGAGAACCAGCCGCCAGCGGCAGGCGCAAAACCAAAGCTCGAAGATTACGACTACGACGCGGAAAAGTTCGAGACGGCGCTCTCGGGATGGTTCGATCGCAAGCGTGGCGTCGACGACCACGCAGCGAAGCAGAGGCAATCCGAAGAGACGCAAAAGCAGGCATGGCAAGCGCGACTCGATGCCTACGGGAAGGCGAAAGCCTCCCTCCGCGTGCGCGATTACGAGGACGCCGAAGGGCACGTCACCGAGTCGCTCAACGTCACGCAGCAAGGCATCATCGTGAGCGGAGCCGAGAACCCTGCGCTCGTCACCTACGCCATCGGCAAAGACCCCGCCAAGCTCAAGGAGCTTGCGGCAATCAGCGACCCCGTGAAGTTCGCATTCGCCATCGCCAAGATTGAAACGCAGCTCAAAGTGAATCCCCGCAAACCATCTGCCGCCCCTGAATCCGTCATCAAATCAACGACTCGCCTCGCGGGCGGCGGTCAAGACCAAGTGCTCGAACGTCTGCGCGACGAGGCTGACAAGAGCGGCGATTTTACGCGAGTAATCGCGTACAAAGCGAAGCTCAAAGCCCAAGTGCATACGAAATAAAGTTTAAGGAATACCACAATGTCAAACTCATTCAGCAAAGAAGAAAAAGTTTCCTTCGAGCAGATGCTCGAAGGGTTCAACGACGCGCTCGTGATGTCGCGCAACGTGAACATCTACAATTACAACCAGACCGACGCGGCTCGCACGACTGCGATGCCGACGAGCGTCTCGCCTAACTACGGCACCATCTGGCGTCCGCAGCCGTACATCATGCCGAGCGTGACGAGCGTTCCCGGCACCCCGATTACGTTCGGCGACAAGACCCAGCTCACCGTCCCGGCGAGCATCACGAACCTCAAGACCGTGGCCTGGGGCATGACCTCCGTCGAGCTCCGCGACGCGCTCCAAGAGGGCCGTCTCGCTCAAGGCGCGAACCAGAAGCTCGCCAGCGACATCAACGTCGCGGTGATGCAGACGGCGACCGCCCTCGGCTCGCTCGTCGTCACGACCGGCACGCCTGCCGGCTCCTTCGACGACATCGCGCTTTGCGATTCGATCATGAACGAGACGGGCGTGCCGAGCGACTCGCGTTACCTCTCGCTCTCCTCGCGGTCGTACAACGGCCTCGCGGGCAACGTCGTCGGGACGACTCGCTCCTTCGGCACGAACAACCGCTCCGACAAGGCGTTTGAACGCGCCTACGTCGGCATGGTGTCGAGCTTCGACACGTACAAGCAAGACTACGCCCTGCGCAAGACCGCAGCCGCTGGCGTGGCCCTCACCGTCTCGACGCTCAACGCAGGCGGCAACGTCAACTACGTGCCGCTCGCGACGAACACCGGCGTCGCCGGCATTCTCAACGTCGACAACCGCTTCCAGACGATTACGCTTTCGAGCAACGTCGGCGTCGCCGCAGGCGATGCCTTCACGATCGCGGGCATCAGCTCGGTGCACCTCATCACGAAGCAAAGCACCGGCCAGCTCAAGACCTTCCGCGTCGTCTCCGTCGGCGCTGCGAACACGGTCGTGATTACGCCGCCAATCATCAGCGCAGCCAACGCGCCTACGCAGTCCGAGCTCCAGTACCAGAACTGCGAACGCACCGGCCTCGGCGGCGCAGCGCAAGCGATCGTCTTCCTGAACTCGACAACCGCCGACTACAACTGCTTCTGGCACAAGTCGTCGATCGAACTGCTCCCAGGTCGCCTCGCGATCCCGGAGAACGCAGGCGTCGCAGTGATGCGCGCAACGACCGACCAGGGCATCGAGGTCGTGATGCAGAAGCAATTCGACATCGCGAGCTCGCTCACGCAGTACCGCGTCGACGTGCTCTTCGGCACCGCGATGCTGAACCC